TGTCGCGCCCGCCATTAGCTACGTGCCGGTACGTCGCGCCGACGGTCTGCGTCTGGGCACTGTTTAGCGCCTGCTTAAGGGTCGCACCCTGCGAGAGCGCCCGTTTAACTGCGATCGGGCCAGTCACAAGCAGCGACGTGACGGCCTGCTCTAGTGGCAGGTCGCCCGCCCAGGCGATCTCGGGGATCTCGGCGAGCACGCCTGCGGCCTGGCGGTGGGCGATGTAGAAGCCCCCGCCCATCTTCGCCGCGTCATTGCGGGCCGAGTTGATGATCTTTGTAGCTACGTTCGTGTACGCCGGGAACGAGCCGTCTAGGTTGTTCGGGTCTAGCAGCGTGTTAAACGCGATGTGAAGCTGTGCGGCGGCGCGAGAGGCGACGGATGCCTGCCCGGTGCGGTAGTGCTCCGCAAGCGCGTCGGTCGTGAGCACGCTCACGGAGCTACCTCCTATGTTTAAACGGGTTTAACGCCGGGCTGGGCCGGTGCCGGTGGCGGTGCCGGTGCTGGCGGGGTGCCGGGCTGGGCCGGGGCCTGCGGGCTCGCGCTCTGCCGGTTGATCGCGTCGGCTAGCGCCTTCATGCCGTCGTCGGCCTGGGCCATTGCCTGCCAGCGCTGCACGTCGGCCTGGTCCACGCCTGGGATGCGATCCCACACGCCTTGCGCGGGCACGCCGAGCTGCTGCACGACGAGGCCGAGCGCCTCTACGGTCGCCTTGAACGAGCGGGCCTCGGTGTCGCGCCAGCGGACAGACGCACTTGTGTCGTTCGCGTCGGCCTCGTTGCCGTCGGCCTTCGCGGCGAGCCGTAGCACCTGCTCCCATGACTCGCCGAAGAGGGTTTTGTACTCGTCCTTTTTGCCGTGCTCGGCGTCCTTCATGGCGGCCAGCGCGTCGGCCGAGATGTTGACGAGGTCACCGATCAGGATGTGCGGCGAGATGTCGCCGAGCGCCGCGAGCGTCTTTACCGACGTGTCGTAGGTCGTGAGGTGGCCGGATACCTCGGTCTGGGCGAAGTCGCCGAACTTCGTATCGGGGCTGTCGGAGATCCAGAGCCGGTTAACGGCGGCCTCGAAGGGCTCCGTGGGCTTGCCGAAGTTGATATTCGGGATCGGCTCGTAGTCTGCGCCTGCACCGGGTGGGATCGGCAGGAACTCGTCCTCGTCGACCGGGATCGCGAGGCCGGTAGCCCAGCGCTGCCGGAACGAGGCGTATTGAATGGCGATGTTAAGCGCAAACTTCGCGTCGTTGATCTGGTCTTGGATCGGGATTAGCGGCCAGATGATGCCCACGGCCTCGCCGTCGAGCCGGTCGCGGAAGCGTACCCACGGGCATACGCCCATGCCGTGCGCAGCCGTCGAGAGGATCTCGGGCTCGCCCCCGCCCTTGCCGACTCTGCCCGTGTAAACGTTCGTGTCGTCGAACATGTCGAACAACACGGAGCCGTCAGCGGTGCGGCCGGTGATGTGCAGGGCGTGCTCGGGCCACTCGGCGTCGTCGGTCTCGTAGAACGCCAGCGACTTACGCGGGTCCATCGGCTTGATTACGGGGGCCTTGTCGCCCTTGAGCACGTAAACGTATGAGCAGCCGTAGTCGAGCGCGCCTCGGTGGGCCGTCGTCTGGCGGGCGTCGAGCCCGTTAGCCTGCCAGTATTCCCACGCCTTCGCGTTGTCCTTCGCCTTCGCGGCGCGGTAGCCGTCCACGTACAGGCCCTTAACAAACGTGCCCGTAATCAGCGGCAGCCAGTTAGTGATGGACTTAACCGCGAGATCGCGGAACTCGGCCGTAGCACCGCGCGGCATGTACGGCAAGTTATGGAACCCCTTTAGGTACCGTGTGGTCTTGCCGTGCCGCATCTCGAAGTTGTGCATGGACTGGTGGTCGTCAAGCAGCTTTCCAGCGATGGAATGCAGCTCGGCCTCGTGAATCTGCACTCGGGGTCACTCCTTAGAAGCCGACTAGTCGGCCGGTGCCACGGCGGCGCAGCGCGCCAGCCTCGTTAATTCGGGATCGGCCCATGCGAGCCAGAAGCAGCGCCGCGAGCGCGTCTACCTTCTTCGGTGACTCGCGCGTCTCTTTGCCGAACGTCACGCCCCAGCGGTTAGGGCGGCGGCGGGCGTTGAGCACGTGGCGGCGCAGTGCGAGGTCGCCGTTATGCGGGACCTCTTCGTCTATGTAGGCGCGGTGAAGCGCCTCTACGGCGCGGACGGTGTCGGCCTGGTGGGCGCGCATGTCCCACGCGACGGCGTGCCGGGTGGTCGCCTTGACTAGCAGGCGCTCGCCGTACTCGTCGCGCCATGCGTCTACGTCGGTCTCCCACTCGGCCACGTCGGCGAAGAAGGCCACTACGTCGAGCGTGGCGAAGGCGTGCCCCACGGCGTCGCGTACGGCCTCGTGGTTGACTTCCCAGCCGTTGCCCTGCGGGCCTTCGGGCTTCTCCCAGAGCCCGAGAATGAACGGAGCGCCGTCGGAGATACGCACGGCTACGAGCGCCGTTGAGTCGTCTGTGCGGCCTCCGTCGAAGCCGAGCGCCACCGTGTCGCCCTGCACGCGACGAGTCGTCGGGCGGGCTTGCGGGGGTGCCTGCTTGAGCGGGGCCAGCGCCGGGCGCTCGTTGGCGTCGTACTCGGCGGGTGCTAGCCACGAGTCGGCGGCGGCGACGATCTGGTTTAGGTAGAAGCGCCGGGCGTCTTCGGGGGTCGTGTTCGGGTCCCAGACCTCTTCGGCGATGCGAAGCAGGTCTACCCAGTACGAGTCGCCGTAAGCTTGCGCCAGACCTTCGAGCAGTGACGCACGGTCGGCTAGGTCGATCGTGCCGACGGCCTCGCGGGAGTCGTAGAGGATGCCCTTCGCCTTCGAGCGCCCCTCTTTGATCGCGAGATACGCGAGGTAGGACTTCTCGGCGACGGTGTCGTAGCCGGGCTCGTGGGCGTTCGTGGTCTCAATGCCTCGGCCCTTGACCTTGGCAAGGTTGCGTCGGATGACGCGGGCGAGCGCGTGCCCGCCGTTGCTCGTGGTCCACCAGTGCGTCTCGTCCATGATGGCGAACGTGGGCCGCGCGCCTTCTTGGCTGGAGCTGCTCGCCGTGATCGGGATGAGCTTGCCGCCACCGGGTAGGAAGATGCGCGTCTTGCCGACGGCGTCCTTAGGCCAGCCGAGCGCCTCGGGAAGGCCGGAGGTCTCCACCATCGACCGAACGGCGGCCATCGTGTTTTCGGTCTGCGTCTCGGACACGCCAGCGATGACGACCCACGGCGCAGGGTGCACGCGGCCGACGGGCTCGCCGTCGTCGCCCCAGACGGAGAAGCGGACAGGCCCGGCAAGCTCGGCCAGCGCGATAGCGGCCAGGAAAGGGGACTTGCCCCAGCCCTTAGCGCGGCGCAGGACGGCGCGGCGGTACGTGAACTCGCCGTGACGGTCGACGGCGTAGAACCATAGTAAGAAGTTGAGCTGCTCGGGTGTCAGCGTGTACGGCTCGCCCGCCTCGTCGCCGTCGGGCTGTACTAGCCACTCTTCGACCCACGCGGCCACGCCCCAGCCGAGCGTCTTAATGGAGCCGTCGAGCGGGAACGTGTCCAGCGTTGAGAGCGCCTTACGCGCCAGGGCCTCGCGGGTGGCGAGGATGGCAAGGTCGGCTAGCTCCTGCTCGCGTAGCTCCTGCTCGGTCGCATAGCTCACTGCGCCAGACGACGGCGCAAGTCGTCGCGGGTCTTCGGAACGATGCTTAGAACGGGCGCGGTCTCGCCCTCAATTTCGGCCGGCTCTTGGATCGTCATGCGTGCGCGTTGCCGGTCGGTGAACGTCGCGCCGAGGCGCTCCTCGTTCATACGGATTTCGGCGAGCAGTGCGCCACTCGGGGCAACGGCTAGGGCGTCAACGCACCAGGCGAGCAGGCCGAGCCGCGACCAGTCGGTGTCTTCGAAGACTGCGGCCATGGGCGACGAGCGCCAGCGGTCAAACCACGCGGTTACGTGCGGCGGCCAGTCGGCGCGGCCGGTCAACTCGACAAGCTCGGGGCCTCGGGTCTCGCCGTCGCGGGTAAGGACAGTCGCGCCGTGGGTAGGGGCGTTCGTGCGGCGGCGTTGATCGTCGGGCTTCGGTGCGTGCATTGTGCCTCGGGCCATGGCGGGACCTCCTCTCGGTGTTTAAACAGGTGGGCCGGGCAGGGATCGAACCTGCGACCTGCGGATTAAGAGTCCGTAGCTCTACCAACTGAGCTACCGGCCCGGGGAAAGCTGGCCCGGGAGGATTCGAACCTCCGCTACGCGGGTCAGAGCCGCGCGTCCTGCCAGTTAGACGACAGGCCAACGGAGCCCCGGTGACATGCACGCAGCGGTCGGCCGGGGCTTACTTGCTGATCGGGCAGGGGTCGAACCTGCGACTACCGGATTAACAGTCCGGGGCTCTGCCAACTGAGCTACCGACCATTGAGCAGAGGCGGGAGGAGTCGAACCTCCGGGCGGCGGCTTTGGAGACCGGGCCACGTCCAACGCTCGCCCCCGTGACGCCCCCTCCTAGTACGTCCCGAGCGACCGCACCTTCACGCACAAGGGCTCTACGGGATTAGCTCTACGAGACTGCCGACTGTCGCCTAGTCAAAGCGGGGGCGAAGGGGTGTTCGGCGGTGCAGCTCGCCGCTTCGCGGCTCGCCGGGCTTTGATCTTGCTGCGACCTGTCTGCCCGTAGCCACCCTGGGACGCT